TGCTGCCCGGTTCCTGTCGCTTGTTGTTTGATACTCTGATCTTATAACTCCTTCTCTACCACCACCAAGTACACCTCTACCAACGGCTTGAGCTGCGATACTAGGAATTCCTTTTGCAGCTTGTACATCAAACTCTCTTAACGTCGTATCAATAACATCTTGTTGATATGGCGACATGAACTGCTGATATGCAGTTGGTCCAGTTGTAGCTGCGGCTGTTTGTAAGAAAGGTGCAAACGATCCTAGACCACCTCTTAACGCTTGAGCTTCTTGTGTAATAGCTGATGTAGGAGCCACAAACTGTGGACCTAAAGTTTTAGATAAATCAGCTCCACGTAATCCACCGATAGCACTTTGTAAATCTGCTAAATATGTTTTACCTGCCGCTTCAATAAACGGTGCGGGTAACTGTTGTACTGTTGAGACTTCTGCCATTATACTACCTTACTTTCCAGGTTCTTCATGAGATCATACATTCTCTGAGCACCTTTGTTGACACTACCACCACCTGCAGCTCTCACTGCATCAGCGGTAAATACGAATTCGTTATTTGATAACATCGCTGGGATATCATCTGCTTTTTCTTTTACACCAACTGGAGGTATAAATCCACCAGTTTCTCTCATATCTAATTCTTTAACACCTTTAGAATTAACATTTATAGGTAGGCCCTCGATGCCTGATGCCTGTTCCACTAACTTATCAGAACCAAATGCACGGCCAACTCTACCACCTTCAGCCATGTTTCCTACATCAACTGTTTGGTCATCCGCTTGCTCTACCATAGCTGTTATTCTTACATCGTACTCCTCAGGTGTTTCATTATCTCCTTTTGGATATAGTCTTGAAAACTGTACTTTTAATTGATCAATTACTTGTGCTCTTCTTTTTGCATCATCTGGTTCACCTGTATTTAATTCTTCTTTTTGAGCAAGTAGACCTGAAATAACTGCACCAGCTCCACCTATCTTTAGTGCGTTCAAACCTTTATCTCCGCCACCTGTAAAGAAATTAGTAGCAGCAGTAACTCCTGGTATATTAGCTAAACTAAAACCAGTCATACCAGCTCTTTGTAATCCAAATAAATTACCCCCACCTAAATAATATCCTCCAGCTGCTAGTAATGCAGCTTTACCTAAATCTGATTTAAGAATACCTTTAGCTCCTTTGGCTACACCTTTAACAGCTTTCTTAACACTCTTAACAAGACTACCTAGACCATATTGTGCTCTGCCGCCATCGGCTTCTTCTACTCTACCTTTAAAAATTTCATATTCATCTTTTAAAAGTTCCAGTTCATCTTCAGTTAAAAGTCTTAAATCTTTACCAAATATACTAAGGGCCATTTGATTTAATTCAGCCATTGGATCTGGCGCTGAAGCCATCTTCATCTCTGGCTTCTTACGTCTATAATCACCTTTTAGAATGATATCTGGAGCTCCTGCTATAAATTTTTTCGATGCTGTAGTGTCTGTTAATGCCATAATTTTGTCTAAATTTAGTTTATAGGGCAGGCATACTAATCCTGAAATATCACACTTTATTTGATTTTTTTACTATCGTCAATACCTTTGAGAGGCTGACTTCCTTGATATAGGTCGTCCCAAAATCTACCACAATAAGAGTATTCGCCAATATGAGTAATATAGTCTTTTAAATATACATGTACTTTACCTCCCATATCTGTCCATCTTTGACAGAAACCAAAGTCCTCACCAAAATATCGTTTAGTTTTAGGATCATGAATGGTGTCAAATAAATTAAACATATTGTCTTTTTTTTCATTTTTACCATTAATTATAGTTGGTTGATATATCTCTAGCTCAGGATACTGTTTAATCATCTTCTCAATAACTTCTCTTTTAATTAACATACAGCCAGTAGGAGCATGTGTTACTTCTGCTACTCCGTCTTCAACTTGTACTTTTTGAGGGTCTTCTAATTTTAAAGGAAAGGTATAACCTGCTTTAGCTAAATCATCTTGATTAGTAACTGCTCTATGTTTTTCTGTCATCCTTCTCCACGCTTTATCCCAATCAAATGTTTTCATAGGATATGGACAGCTTATTACATCCTTATCTTTTTCTAACATTGTAAAAATAGTCTTTGATTGAAAATCAATATCTGAGTCTATAAATAATAAATGTGTGTAGCCGTCTGCATGATTTAACATTTCTGCTACACACAAGTTTCTACCTTGTGTAACTAAAGAGGATTTCATCAAAGTAAAACTAACCAGTATTTTTCGTTGTATACAATCTTGTTGAAACTTTAATACAGCTTGACAGTAGTGCATAGATACGTCGCTATGTACAGGTGTACATACCATAATTTTATATGGAGAGTACATACCAATATTTATTTCGGTAACTCCTTCTCCGTTTACTTTATTGTTTTTAATTGTTTGATAAGTATCCGGATTTTGCGCTACCGTTTTAGTCGGATCTGTTTTAGTAAACCAGATGGGTTCATTGTTTGCGCCTTGCGCTTTATTACTTTTTTGCATTTACCGCTCCTTCCAAAAATCTTTTCCAAGACGTACCTATTTTATTCCAACCATAATATGCTTGAGCATATGCAGATTGACATTCTAAATGATTATGTATTTGTTCTTCGTGTAAAGTATTAGCAGCTGCATCAATACCCATTGCAAACTTTTGAGCTAAGTTTATATAGTTAGATTCATACGGAACATACATAGGAAACTCAGCCCCTGTTTCAAATAATGCACCATAATTAGTTGTAATACAATACAACCCTGCAGCCATACATTCTAATAACGATATACAAAACGTTTCTTCAAATATACTTGGATAAACATACATATTATATTTATGTAAATTATCTTTTATGTAACTGTTTGGTTTGTACCCTATATAATTTACATTTGGTAATTGATGTGCTTGTTCATATAATTTTATATAATTATGGTTATTTTGCCGATAAAAATCTTTACCATATATCTCACAAGAAGAATAAACATCTAAAGTTACTAACGGATTTTTTACTAACTGCATAGCACCTAGTAATACAGACAAACCTCTCCATGGTGTATTTTGATGTATAATTCTTATAGGCTCACCTTTTTCATACGGCTTAGATTTTTGTATTCTGTCTATACCATTTTTAATAACTACTGATTTGTGAGTAGGTATATCAAAGTGATCTCTAAAATGTTCGTAGTTCCAATGACTATTAAATACATACCAGTCATATTTGTTATGATTAGATTTATCTTTAAACCAATGATATAAATTACTTTGGTCGTAAGAATTTTTCTGCCATAGAATATTTACTTTTGTAGGATGTAAAGGAATCTTTTCAGGTACAGATGTACATATCTGTACTTCATCTAATAATTTTGAATCGACATATCTTGTTAGATAGTCGTATTGTAATTCTGTTCCACCTCTAGGTTTTTGGTTTATTGTCATCTTTACTCATTACTTTCTGCATTATGTCTAGTCCTTTCGGAGAAACCTGCACAGTTACATCTTGTACTATATCAGGTCCTTCTTTCTTTTCTTTAAACGTTTCACCAGTCTTAGTATTACGCCACGTAGTTACCGTAGTGCAATCTATTTTATATATTTTATCCGTTTTCATTCTCTCTGTTTATTAAAGCGTAACTTATTACACCTTGTATTTTACTACTACCTGTAGCTGCTTGCACAGTTATAGCATCACCTGCTTCTAAATTCAAGCCCTGTGGTGTTGCATTTACCTGGGTCTTGGCACCTACCTCATCTCTAAAAAATTCATATTCAGCGCTTGAATCTGATGAATCAACTAAATTCATGTTTACTAAAATACCGGATGATGCATCATTGTTTACACAATAAATACTTTTAACTATGATTGTTCCATCAGTAGGACAAGTAAGCGCTGTTGTTTTACTTGTATCAACTTGTTTAAAACCTTGATTTTTATAAAATATACTCATGCTAAAAAATAATTAAATGCTTCTTGTTCGTTTTTTAAATCTTGTTGAAAAGAAAAATTAAGTTGTTGTTGCATAGTAGCTAACGCTTCTATAATTTGTCTTTGATTTTCTGCTTCGTATTCTGGTGCAGGTTCAGGTATGTATGCTGTTACTTTTGCCATTATCCTCTATGTCTGTCTACTGCTCTATCGTAAGTAGCTTGATTTGCTTTGTCATATGCACCTACATCTTTAAATCCTCCAAAACCTTTATCACCACTTGGGCCATCACCGCCACCGTGAAGTGATTGACCTATTTTAGCTGTAAATCCAAGTTCAACTTGTTCTTTTACTTTATCTAATAAATCTCTTGTTTGTTTATCTTTAGCTGCTTTTTGTGCTCCTAAGAAATTAAAGTTGTTTATATTATTTTTATTCATCTCGCTCCAAGTTTTACCAAATTGATTTGTATTGTTTAAATCTCCAAATTTATTTTCCCAACTTTTTTTAGATTCTTCTAATTGATTTCCTAATTCTTCATAATCTTTTTCAACAGATTCTGCGTAGTTACCAAAAAGACTTCTAACATTTTTACCTCTTCGATCTTTTAATAAACCTGTATTTGGATCTACATAGATACCTGGAATTCCTCCATCCATTCTAGATTTAATAAATTGTCTATCTTGATATGGAAGTGTATCAAACCTATCTAGGTTTTGTATTGTTCTTATACCCGGTAGCATATTAATTCCACCTCTAATTACACTAGGAATAGTTTTAGTAAAAAAATCTTTTGCTTGAGTTGCAAATGGTACACCTCTGTTTAGGGGCACTTGCGGAACATCAGGTTCATTGGCTACACCCATATTTACAGGTAAGCCGCTTAAATCTATTGCCGGAATACCTTGATTGACAGGTCTGACATTTTGTTGAAAAGGAAAATTAGTAGCAAATCCAGATTGTGTATTTCCATAATTTGTTTGTGACGGCACCGAAAACATATTATTAAGAGCCAACTCATTTGCAGCTGCCATTTCAGACATGGATCTAAATGGAAATTGATTTGTAGTAATACTAGGCTCACCTGTAATAACATTAAAATTTGGCTCTGCACCAGCTGCAGGTGGAAAAAAGAAGTTTCCTATTTTTTGTAAAATACCTGTTTTTTGTGGTTGTTGTTTTTGAGCAGCCTCTAAATATGCTTCTGCCTCTTGTCTAATCTCAGGCGTATCGCTATTTAACATAGCTTGTAAATTTTGGTCTGAATAACCTATGCCATAACTAATTGGTGTTGCCATTATCTTCTTCCATCCGGTTGCGCGTCAAGTCTAAAGGTTCCGTATCTCCAAGCTTCACCCGTAGATGTATTAGCTATTTGAATAGAAACCAATCGACCTCTAGCTCTTGTATCTATCTTATCAGTGGTGCTTGTTATTGTAAAGGGTCCAAGTGGTGAGCCAACAGGAGAATTATCAGGGTAATCATTTAAAAATAATGTAACTGTAGAATTACCACGTAAATATTTAAAATCAGGTATAAATCTTTTAACAGACATAAAGAACTCACCATCCCCTCTATAATCTACTACTCCAGTCTGTTGACCTAATGCACTTCTTCTAGATGTAATATCCCAATCTCCAGATTTAATAAACGCGTTAATTGATGTAGTGCCAGAGCTATTAACTTGATCGTCCCCTAACTCATGAGCATAGTAAATAGAAGCTCCATATAAATTAGTTATACCCGATATATTATCAAAAACTGGAGTAGATGTTGAGTTGTAATCAGTTGCATAAGGTAAACTATATACTCCTTGATCTTGATAAGTTGATCTGTCTAAAGAAGAAGTTGTAAAAACGTTTTCTGAATAATTATAAGTTACACATCTGTCGATCTGTGTAGATCCTGATTTAGGATAGAACCAATTAATTTCTGTATATAAAGCATTTGGTGCAGAATAGATTATATCAGCTGCATCATAGTTAAGCCCTAAATTATCTCCATCTGTGCTAAACACAAAATCTTCTACTAAACATGGTAATGATTTTACTGTACCATCAAATACAAAAAAGCCTCCCTCAGCTGACATCCACCACACAGCACCGTTTGCATAAGACACGGCATGTTGACCTATACACCCACAGTTTGTACCAACCTGTCTTACAGAGAAAGTAAAAGGTGGACCTACAAATTGAATTACATAAGCTGCTTGATCGGTTAAACAGAATACATAGTCTTTACCTTGTATAGCAGCTACGATCTTGTTTCCTGTATCTAGTCTAAATGTACCTGCGGTATTGGTAGAAGTTGGTGCGTAGGTATTTAAATCTTCTTGATTAGAAAATCTTACAAACATCGGATCTTGAGTGTTCGGTGTTCCAATAGTTGTCTCTGTTCCAAAATGAAATAAATGTCTATCTCTATCAGATACTAAAGTTAATCTGCTAGCTGTAGGATTGTTTGTTGTGTTAAAATTAGTTGTAGTTTGAGAAGCTCTGTTTCCTCTAGGTGCAGCAGCACCTGCGTTCCAAGTAAATGTTTTACCATTAAATACTGTTGCAACTAATACTTCTCCAAAGTTATCAAGGCTCCAGTTGCCTGGATCTAGGATCACATTGCTTACAGTTCTAGCTGTTCCCCATGTCCCTGTATTCCATTGATACGTGCCCCATCCATAACCAGCCGTTTGAAATGTTGGTCCTACTTCTTCATAAGGATTAATACTAGCTGATCCAGAAGCAGATGCAGCTCCACTTGCATTAACTCTCATTTGAATTGTAAATGTATCGTTGTTAGGCACAGTTAATATTTCAAAAGCGCCTGTAGTAAAGTCTGATGCTACATATCCTGTAGGCGGTGTAACAGATGAAAAAGTTACATATCTTCCTTTTTCTAAACCATGTCCTACTTTATTAACCGTTACGTTATTTTGACTAGAAAAAGTATCAAAGGTAGCTCCCGTAATAGCTGTTGCTAGTGGGCTAATGTCATAAAAAGCCCCTTCGTAATATATAAACAATCCTTGAGATGTTCCAATCGCCACATATTTTTCGCCATTAAAACTAGTAAATGCGTGTTGAGCACGAGCTGCTCCAGGTAAGGTTTCTTGAGCATCTGTAAGTTGCTTCCAACCACCTATTTTTTCAGGTAATCCATATCTAAATCTAACAAAATCACCATCCACCCATTGACCTTCAGCCCCTGAATCTGTCGCTTGTTTATTAAAACCTGGTTTGAAATTAAGTTTTTGTAGCATAACTCTTGTATTATATAGAGTTTTTATATTTTTGGTAGTATTATATTCCACTCTAGAGCCGAGATCAACTCCTCTAAAATTACCTTTTTTAGCTTTTTCTTTTTTAAATATTGATGCAACTCTTCAACATCAATTATAATCCAATGATTAATAGCCTCATACACTATTTTATCTGCTTTAGTATTGAAAGAACCATATTTACCTATCTCACCATCTTTAGTTTTTCGTATAGGTCTGGTGTCAAATTTGTAAAAACCATTTTGACCTTTTATAATTCCAGCTATATTCCAAGTGTCTTTTTTAGATGGATACTTTAAGTTTTCTAAATAGTCCTTAAATTGTTTCACAATTTAAATTTATTTATCAGATGTAGTAAGCTTCGCGCCTTTAAACCAAGCTGGTAAACCCAGTAAAGGTCTTTTATCTAAGGCGTTTTCTTTTGCCATCTTAGAACCTTTTTTATTATAATGTAAAAATACTTGTCCACAATTTTTACCATTAAATTCTTCTCTCCAGTGTTCTAAATCACAACCAGAATAAATTAACATATCCCCTGGTTTTAAATCTATCTTAATACCTGCTCGACCTTTTTTACCTGTAGGATCAAGATATATAGGCCATGGGTCACCACCTAAATTTAATGTGGTAGATATTTCACAAGAGTATCTATCTTTGTGTCTATGTAATATATCTCCATTTTTATATATTCTTGCATAAGAGTATGTTTCAGATAATTTCAAGCCTGTATGTTTTTCCATAACAGGTTTTACTTCTTGTAACAAAGTTTCCATAACTATGTCTCCATAATGCGAGTATGTGTTTGGAACTTGTTCATCTGTCCATACACCAAAGTATTCTGTAAAAGGAGATATGTATTTAGAGTCAAACAATACTTTTGCAACATTTCTTTTGTTTGAAAAATATTTATACACAAAGTCTGCTAACTCTGTTGAGATAGCATTTTTTAAAACACTATATTTATTTTTTTTAAATGACATCTTTTTTCCCTTTCATTATATAAAATTTATATTTAATAAATATCTTAAATCAAGTTTATTATTTTTTTTAGTTGCGTGACTAATGTTACCATCCATTAAAAGAAGCCTATTTTCTTTGCTTTCTACAGTAACAATTTTTTTATTAACTTTTAATATTGTCCCACCATCGTTAGTAAAGTTTAAAATAGCCGTTTTAGATTTATCTCCAAGGTTTTTATAATCAACATGAAAAGGAATAGATGGCTTACCAAAAAATTCTTTTAGAACCATGTTAGCTCTAACTTGAATTGCTGTCGTCGCGCCCAAACTATCTAATATTGGAACGATATAAGAATAAAAATATTTGGATTGAGGTATGTGTAAATTATAAAAACAAAAAGTAAAATAACCTTTATTACTAGGATGTCCATTTTTATGCATATTCCATCTTCTTCTCCATGGAAAATCGTCATCTGTTATTAAATTTTTTAAATTTTGATATTGTTCTTGTTGAAGATAATTATCTATAATTTTATAAGCCATTGTTTTTTCCTTTCACTAAAACAAACTTTATTTGTTTGTTAATATTATTATTAAATAACTTTAACCTATTTTTTTGAATTGTTAAAAAAGCATTAATTGATGTATTTTTTACATTTTTAGAATGCGACATAAGTATTTTTGATATGTCACCATTCATTGAATCAATAGTTTTATTTGATAGATCTTCTTGTTTTTCTATTTTAAAATTATATTCTTTTGTTTTCTTAAAAAAATAATCTAATGTTTCATCAGCCCAGATATCTGTAATAATAATTTTACCATTATCTTTTAAGATATTATTAAAATTTTCATAAGTAGTATCTTTGTTATAAAAGAAGTGCATGGAACAATTTGAAATAATATAATCAAAAGTGCTGGGTTTTAATTTTGTATTATCAAAATCATCTTGAAAATAATTAACATCTTTATAATTGTTTTTCGCATAATCAATAAAAGATTGATTTATATCTATACCAGTTACTTCATTATCAGGTAAATATTTTTTTATTATATAGGCTCCTCTCCCCCAGCCACATCCTATATCTAAAATTTTTTTATTTTTAATTTGATTGTTTTTAAATAAATTTAAGTAACTAGTTATTTGATAAGGAAAATCTAAGTCTTCTTTTTGTAATTTAATATCTTCATCAACTAAACCGTGATTTTGTAAAGGATACCATTTTTCTTCTTTTACATAACAATCAAAAAACTCTTGGTCTGATAAGTTACTGTTCATTTATTTAAATGGCCATCCTAAATTCCATATTACTAAACTTTTTCTTTCTCCACTTTTAACTGGACATACTCTATGCCACACAAATGAAGGAAACACGACTAAAGAACCTTTAGGTAATATTTCTTTACACTTTACAGTTTTTCTAGGTTTGTCTGGATCATTCTGTCTAAAATCAAATTCTAACTCACCACCTTTATATTCTTTTGGATCTGATAAAGTTACAGTAACAGATAGTTTTCTAATTTTACCATGTAATGGATCACCTTGTTGTTTTATATAAGGTTTATCCCAACTGTCACAATGCCAATCATAAAACTGACCTTTTTCATATTTTGTATATTGACATGCTTCTGAATAGTCCCAATCAAAATTCCAACCAGCATTTGCATTTGCATGATGAATGTATGGTTGTATTTCTTTATAAATCCAACGATCACTCATCCAAACAACATTAGAATCTCTTTTCCTTTTTAAATCTTTAATTTGTTTTTGATTTAATTTTTTTATCTCATTAAATCCACCAGTACGTGCTTGTTCATCTTGTATTGATTTAGCATATTTTATAATTTCATCACAAATTCTGTTTGGAATTACTGATTGAAAATACCAATAATAATTTTCTATGTTCATATTAAATATACTTACACCACCCAGTTAAAATATATTTATTTTCTTTAGGAGCATTTACTCCTCTATGTAAATGTGACCAATATGCAGGCCAAATATAAAAGTCCCCTGCTTTTGGTTTTGCAACATATTTTTGTAAAATAAATTCCGTTCCTCCACCTTTTTTAATATTATTTAAAAAAAACATCCATGCAAAAACTCTTGTTAAATGTTCTCTGCCACCATCGTTTTCACAATGTATAGTAGAATAATAATTATTAGGTTTATATTTACAAAGTTGAGCTGATGATTCTAATCTCCAAGGCATTATATACTTATCGATATGTGGGCATTTCTTTTTAAAATCATTTATGCCATCTAATAAAGCTTTACCTATATAAAAATAATCTTCTTTATTTAAAATATTAAGTGTTATTTCTAAATTTTTTAACTTTTTAGGTCCAAAACCACCTTGCTCTGCTTTGTCAATATTATCTTCAAAGTAATTAATTAATTTATTACAAAATTTTTTGGGATATAGTTTAGGTACTCGGTGTATTAATTTCAAATCCATTTAATATTCTTTCTTCTTTAAACGCTTAGTCTAATTTTATTCAGCTATCCAAGTTGTACCATTCCAATTGTATACAGTTTTAGTTTCCGCTTCGTCGTTAGATCTAGTTGCTTCCCAACCTATAGTATTATCAGCCTGATATTTTGCATCATTCCATTGAATAAGATATACCCATTCAGGGTTTTCTGAATCATCATGTATGATTGATGGAAAGGGGATTGGGGGTTGCCAATCATCATTTGCATCTAATGACCATGCTGCATGAGGTTGTGTATCTAAAAATTTATCTTTTACAGAATCATAAATATTTCCAGGCCCTGCAAATTTTTTTCTAAAACTATGATTATAAGAAGTTTGTTTCCAAGTTCCACCAAACAATTTATTACAATAAGCTTCTCCATCAGGATGCATATCATTATCTCCTAATGGACCATCAGCAGTAGGCACGTCGTTTCCAACAACCACCACTCTTTTTACAATATTATTTTCATCTAGTTCTGCAAAATGTGCCATATTTTTATCCTAAAGTTAGTGTACCGGATACAGTAAATCTAGCAACTACTTCTCCTGGTCCTATAGTTGAAACAGTGTTAGTGCCTGGAGCTACAGAAACACTTCCATCTGCATCAGCTGGAAATCTTAAAACTACTACACCAGGGCCTCCAGCTTGTTGTGCACCACCGCCATTTCCAGTATTAACCGTTCCAGCAGGGCCAGCACCAGGTTCTCCTTTACCTCCCGCAGCGTATGTTACATCAGAACCTGTGATTAAATTAGGGACTCCAGGTCCTCCGGCTCCTCCTGCTTGGTTGTGTGAAGTTGGTACGTTAACTGCAGCGCCGCCCATTCCGCCGCCTCCTCCGCCGCCCCAAGGGTTGTATCCACCTCCTCGGGCACCGTTATTACCTTGTGGGGGAGTTGTTGGGGGAGTATTTCCATCTCCACCTGGATATGCTCCATAACCAGATCCTCCACCTCCAGATCCTCCATCAAATCCATATGATGTTGGGTAATTACCTGCTCCATAACCACCACCAGTTGATGTTATGGTTGCTGCTCCTGCAAAAACTGAATTTGTTCCGTTGGCTGCTGGGGCAGTAGGTACACCAGGGCTTGCGCCACCTGCTCCACCTGCTCCAACTGTTATTGTATAATCTCCAGGATCTAATTCTTGTTGACTTCCTTGTAATGGAGCTGGTCCAAAACCAGAGGCTCTATAACCTCCAGCTCCACCCCCACCAGACGATGCTGGTAGTCCACCTGGAGCTAATCCTCCGCCACCACCTGCAACTACTAAATAGTCTACTACAGAGGGAGATGCTCCCTTAGAAGTTAAACCTAATGCTTTTGCAGATCCTGCTCCGAATGTAGATATCAGTGGCATATTCTTTCTCCTCCTAACCTATTACGCAAACTGCGTTTGAGCAGCTAATACAGTAAATGTAGCTGATCCAGTTTTAATAATAGTATATACATAAGTATCTAATGAATTAGCGTTACCTGCGGAAGGTGCAGATCCACCTTGCCACTCTGGAGTAACACTTGATCCATCAATTTGAAACGCTGAATTATAATAAGGTGTTGAACCCATTTTTACAATGTGTGCAATAGTTATTGACTCACCTGTATCCATTATAGAATCTAAAGATGTTGAACCATCTCCTCTAACATTTAAAGTCCAGTTAGCTGCTGCGTCTGATGTAAAATTTAAAACTGCTTGAGTAAGCACATCGTAAGCGATAGTTCCTGTAGCAGCTGTAGCTGCTGTTGTAACTTTTTCTGCAACGCTTTGAATTTTACCTTGGCCATTGAAAGTCGCTCTTCCATAACCTTTAGGTGTTAAATTTAAATCTATGTTTGTATCACCACCAGTTGCAGATAAATTTGGTGCATTACCTGTAGCTGCGTTAGCGACTGTAAATTCATTAACTGCAGAGCCAGTTGTAGAAAATTTAATTTGTTCATTTGAACTTTCGTCTAGGATAGCTTTTGTATTATCAATAATAATATTTTGTGCGTTAGTATCTAAGTCTGCTGAAAGTTGTGGTGAGAAGTCTGATGATAAATCTGTTAAATTTGTGTCAACAACGTTTGTTCCATCTGAATAAACTACTTTAGTTCCTTTGTCAGCTGCTGCCCAAGTAACACCAGTTCCAGAAGAAGTTTTAACAGTTACAGTGTATGCACCTGTTGTTGCGTTATCGATGATATAAGTTTTTTCAATTGAATCAGGAACAACTACGTTAACTGCTCCTCCGATTGTTCCAACTAATTTTAATACGTTGTTTTTACCATTTGAAAGTGCACCATTAGAAAATGTTAAAGTTGCACCTGTAGTAATAGCAACTGATTGGAATCCACCAATTGCTTGTTCTAAAATTAATAAGTTTGTATTTGTGATCTGACCCCAAGTTCCTGAATTTTCTCCAGTTGCTTGGACTGTAAGTTTTAAACTAGCCGATGTAGAGTTCGCCATTTTTTATCTCCAATTCTTGTATATTATAAATTAATTTAAATAGTGTCAAACACTTATTTTATGCAGCATTTGTAGGAACTTCCTTCCATCCAGGAGGTGTCGTTGGCGCTGAACCTGTATCGACTGCATTCCAAATCAATGTATTTGTACCTGTACCAAGACCCATTGTCAAGAGGTTTCCAGAAGGAAATACTCTAGTTTCTACTATAACATCTGCTACTGAATTTAATGCAGCTGTTAAAGCAAATCCTGTAACATCCACAGGAGTGTTTAAATCTACTACTTCATTACCTAACGTAATGGCCATTGTCTGACCATAATCAGGATCAGCTACAAACGAACCATTATTCCATCTAGAATTACCCCAGGTAGCATCGCCCCAAGCCATTGTAGTATCACCGGCTCCAGTAGTTGCATTTCCTATAATATTAAAATTATTTGGACCTAAAGTATTGGTCACTGCTGCCAAACTCATTGACATTTGTATTCCAGTAAGCGAAGCATCTGGTGCAGGGTCTGCGCCATCTAAGCCTTCAGACATAGCCATTGCAAGTAGTTCAGTTGAACCATTACCCCAAGCTAATGTGCCCCAAGTAGATTTGTATCCCCAATATCCTGGTATTGCAGACGTTACTTGTGCTCTTGTAATGTTATCTGCAATTACACTTCCTAAAGAAGCAGACATTCCAAAACCTGTAACTTGAGCAAATCCAGGGTTGAAGTTTAGCTGCGCAACCATCGGTAGACCAGTTGGCACTGCAGTAAATCCAGAAAATGCCTCTACGCTTCCAACAGACATTGTCGCTGCATTTCCTGAAGTAATTAAATTTGAATCACCATTAATTGTAGCCCCACTAAGTCCTTCTGCCATTGACATTGCAATACCAGTAACTGCGTGTAGGTTTCCTGACTCGCCCCAAGTTTCTGTGCCCCAAGTATCAGAACCCCATCCTTGATTAATTTCATTTGTAATTGTTATGCCACTATTATTAAGTGACATGTCCATGTTTTGACCGCCACCCCAGAAATAAGTTCCCCATGTATCTCTTCCCCATAACGTATCGTTAGGGTTTGATACAACTACAGTTAAATCTTGGTTTTGATTCCAAGCACCTTGGTTATAAGGATGAGCTCCCCATGAATTACTGACCATATCCATGATACCGCCCATGCCAATACCATGTACATAACATAAATAATAAAAATCTGTAAAAGAAGATGGAGTTATTTCTACGTATCGAGTTGTAGCTGCGTTGAACGTAGTTGTATTTGTGTATTGTGAATAAGTAACAGCTCCATCTAAATAATAAGTTACACCAGAAGTTAAATATTGATCTCTACTAGTGGTAGTAGAAAAGATTAATGGATGATTATCGTTAGTAGCTTCGCTTTGATCAAAGCGCAAAGTAGAATCAGCAACCCAACTAACTGTGCCAGGTCCTGTTGCATTTCTAGCTCCGTCTAAATAAAATACATTACCTGTACCACCGCCATAGAGATTCCCACTCGCGACGGTGACCGTGTAAGTTTTATTTGCCATAGGAGGTTACCTCCTACGATTAACCAGAGATCCTTAGAATCGCTGCTGTTGATGTTGGCGCTGGAAACTGAATAGTGAACGTTCCAGAAGTAGCTGTTTTATCTGCTCCAAAATCTAAAACACAAACTGATGCATTAGTTGTATCAGAAGATGTATTGTAAATTAAAGCACCTCTAGCTGTTAACGTCACTCCAGTGAATGATCTATCCGCGAAGTCACATCTTGCTACACCCGCTGAAATTGATGTTCCGTTGTTAACAAGTAGTCCACCACCTTGAGTGTACTGACCAGTGTTTCCAACTTGACCACCAGTGCTGTCTCCAGGGTAAGCTGTCGTAGATGAGTTTAATGTTGCAGTAGAGATATAAAGAGCTAACTTGAACTTGTCACCACCAGTTTGTTTGAAATTCATGTCAGCTTCTAAAAGCTGTTTTTTAAATGAATTACAAATTGCTTGTGTTATTGCCATAGTTTTTTCTCCTTAACTTATTTTCCGACTCGAGGAACACCTGATTGATATTCATCTCGTCTTCTTCTTCCCATTTGCTCAATTGCAAATCCTTCAACCACCTGTTTATACTTTTGTTCATATAATTGCAAGAGGTCTTG